GTACTCAGGGAACCACAGGAACTCAAGGACTAACGGGTCTACAAGGACTTACAGGTTCGCAAGGCACAACAGGAACACAGGGTGCCACAGGAACACAGGGTCTTGTAGGAACACAGGGAACTACTGGTAGCCAAGGCGCAACTGGTGCTCAAGGTACTCAGGGTATTCAAGTTCAAGGTACAACAGGTTTGCAAGGAACGACGGGTACCCAAGGTATTCAGGGAACAACGGGAACTACTGCCGCAGACCCAACAGTTACATCCTTTTTATTGGGAGGAATGTAGGTAGTCTGCCCGCATGAATCTGGTCCAAAAATCGGTGCAACATGGTGGTAAATTAGCGCCTCTTGTAATCCCCACAGGGTTGACCTCTGGTACAGGACTAATGAATCCCTCTGTCTTTATTGACAGTGATGGGGACATCCTTGTTAACTTGCGCCACGTTAATTACACGCTTTATCATTCCGAAAATACACAAAAGTTTCCCTCTCGATGGGGGCCGCTTTCTTATCTACATCCTGAGAAAGACCAGCGCCTTGTTACAGAGAACTATCTCTGTCGTCTCAACAGCGACCTAGTAATGACTGACCATACCAAGGTAGATATGCTCTCCTTGCATAAGCCTATCTGGGAGTTTGTTGGCTTAGAAGATGCCCGTCTTGTGCAGTGGGATGACCAGTACCATTTAATCGGCGTTCGTCGTGATACCACTACCAATGGTGTGGGTCGTATGGAGTACAGCACTATAGAGTTAGATAAAGATAACTGGAGCGCCAAGGAAATCCATCGGGCACGCATACCTGCTCCTGCTCCTGACCAGTCTTATTGTGAAAAGAACTGGGTTCCCGTTGTAGATAAACCACATCACTTTATTAAGTGGACAATGCCTACGGAGTTGGTTAAGGCTAACCCAGAGGACAGTACATGCGAACAGGTGTTCGTAAAGCCAACATTCCCATCACCTGCTGACCAGCGGGGCAGTTCCCATCTTATTCGTTGGGGAAACATGTATATCTCCATTACACACGAAGTTGACCTATTTAAAAACTATCTCAATCAAAAAGACGGCATCTATAAACATAGATTGGTGCTATGGGATGACCAGCTTAATATCGTTGGGCTATCTCCTGAACCATGGACCTTCTTAGATGCTCGCATTGAGTTCTGCGTGGGCGCCGCTAAGCTTGGCGAAGACTTATTAATAAGTTTTGGATTTCAGGACAATGCGGCATTTGTGCTGCAGGTTCCCAAACTGATTGTTGAAGACATGATTATGGAGGCGCTGACCTATGAGCATTGAGGAGCTAGTAGTGGCGCTATCTAATGACCCCTTTAATCCTGAGCTTAACTTTGCCTGCGCCGTTGAATACCATCGCCTCAACCAAACAGCTTCGGCTGTCTCGTTCTACTTGCGGACCGCTGAGTATGGCAGTGGCGTTCTTGTGTACACTTCTTTGTTAAAAGTAGCACAATGTTTTGAAGACCAAAACGACCGAGTCAATACCGTTAGCAACTGCATCTTGCAAGCAGTGGCGTACATGCCGCAAAGACCAGAGGCATACTTCCTCATGTCACAGTTCCATGAGCGAAACGGCAACTGGCAGGAGTGCTACACCTGGGCAACCATGGGCCTTGCGTGCGATAGCTATAAGGAACTACCTGCATCTATTGGTTATTATGGCAAGTACTGTTTGACATTTGAGCAGGCTGTGTCTGCATGGTGGATTGGTCGCAGAGACGAAAGCAAAGAACTTTTTGAGCACTTAAATACCCTACCTCTTGCCCCTGAATATAAAACTTCTGTAGAGAGCAACTTGCAGAGGATGTGGTGATGCTTTTTGATATTGGCGCCAATAGGGGCGACGCCACCCTTGCTGGTTTGAATAAGGGACACAAAGTTATCGCCCTAGAACCAGCGCCCGCCATCTATGCGGAGTTAGTAAAAAACTTTATTTACAACCCCAACGTTGTGCCGTTGCAGTTGGCCGTAGCTGAAGAAAGTAACAAGCGCCTAGAGTTTTACGAGGCACAAGAAGACGGTCTTTCCACCTTAAACAAAGACTGGCTTACTAGCCCAGAGATGCCCTATAACGGAAAACCATTTCGCACAACTCAAGTCTCTACCATTAACGTGGATGACCTTGTACAGCTCTATGGAATTCCAGACCTCATTAAGGTCGATGTAGAGGGAGCAGAATGGTCAGTATTTAAAGGCATGACACAAAAGTATGGAGTGCTAACATTTGAGTGGACAGATGTCACGCTGGATGAACACCAGAAGCAGCTTCAGTACCTAGCTGGTTTGGGATATACCGAGGTTGCTCCTCAGTTTATTCTGCAACATCTGCGGGAGCCCTACGAGACACATTGGCACGATATCTCAACATTTAACTTTGCTGAATGGCTTGTAGAGGCCGCCCCCTATTGGGAAAATGGGTTGTGGAGAGAGGCTATGCTCCGCAAAACAGCGGATGTAGGCATGTGCTGGGTTAGATAAGTTTTACCCGTACAAATGGCGCATCTCCCCCGATAATTGAGGCACCATTACTAAGGAGTCATCTTGGCAACTACTTACTCCATCCTAGGGCAAACACAGGCTGCCACATCAGCCACCCTGCTCTACACCGTCCCATCTTCTACTCAGGCGGTTATCTCTAGCATTGTTCTCTGCAACACCACCACCTCTGCAGCCACAGCTACCGTGTACTGCAACAAGGCGGGTACAACGAACACCGCTGCAACAGCGATTGTCTATCAGCAAACCATCCCAGCTCTGACTACCCAGACCTACACCTTGGGCATCACCATGGCTAACTCAGGAACTGCAGATACGTTGTATGTCCAATCAGGTACAGCCTCAGCTATTACCGCAACGGCATTTGGAAGCCAGATACAGTAATGGCACAAAATAACCAACCAGGTACACAGGTTGTCACAGACAACGCTGTTGGTACCCGTGTTTTCGTCGGTAACACAGCTCCCTCATACCCAACGGTTGGTGACTTGTGGATTGACAGCACAACTGGTTCGTCACCTAACTTTGCGATTACTACCTATACCGCAACTGGTGGAGAAACATCGGTCACTGCTCCGTACACCGTTAACTTTGAGCTTGTCTACTTGAACGGCGTAAAGCTCATCCGCAACGCTGACTACACGGCTTCTAATGGAACATCCATCACTGGTCTATCTCCAGCGCTTACCGCTGGTGATGTTGTTGAAGTAGTTGCCTTTACTAGCAGCGCTGTCAACGGTTCTATTCCAGCCTCTACAGTTACCGCTGCTGGTGACCTTCTTATCGGTACAGGAAATGGAACAGTTAGCCGTCTAGGAATTGGTTCCTCTGGTACGGTGTTAGTAAGTAATGGAACCACCGCTTCATGGTCAAGTGTTGACCAGGATGCGTTCGCCTTCTCATTGATGACTATAGGAGCGTAAGCAATGGCTTTTACACCAAAAATTCTAGGACAGGCTAACGCCACTACATCTACAACGGCCCTTTATACCGTGCCAGCTGCAACAGGAACTGTCGTCAGCACCTTGGCCGTGGCTAACACCACAACCTCATCTGCAACAGCAACGGTGTGGATTTGCAAGGCTGGCGCTTCAACGTCAACAACTAACGTTCTGCTCTCTGGTGTTTCTGTACCAGCAAGCAACACAACATTCTTTACTCTGGGCCTTACCTTAGCGGCAACGGACGTTATCAACGTAACATCAGGTACATCAGGCGCCCTAACATTCCATGCATTTGGAAGTGAGTTAGCCTAATGTCAGTATCTAACGCAGCCGCTGTTGTTTCTGGGTCTTCGTCCAGCACTATCGCTAACACTTTTACCGCAACTTCTGCTAATACTCTTTATACTGCAACAGATGCTCTTGCTGCGGGAACATACACCATCACATGTGTTAGTACTACTACTGCTTATGTAGACTTTTACAATGGAAACACGCTTATTGGTTCCGCAGTAACTACTTCTGGTTCTACTACCTACAATTTAGCCACTGCTGCAACACGCATCAACTATTGGACTAGCACAGGAAGCAATATTGTTGTAAGTATTGCTCTTTCGGGAATAAATTTTCCAGCAACTGCTCCAACAGGAACTGTAGATATTTTAACTACTAATGGAACGTACAACACAACAGGTGTTTTGTACACCGTAGCAATTGGTGGAGGTGCCTCTGGTTATGCTGGAGGATTAAATGGAAATAACACTGTTGGAGGTCCTGGAGGTGCTGGAGGAGGTGTTGCTGCAGGAATTTTAGTCTCAAACAGTCCTATTACCTACACTATAGGTAATGGAGGAACAAGCGTTAGTGGAGGCAGTATCAGTGCTGGAAATCCAGGTAACGCAACTACTTTTTCCAATCTAACAGCCAACGGTGGAAGTGGACAAAATAGTTTTGGAAATGGGTCTGGAGGAACATTAAACAGTTCTGGTGGCGCTGGTGGTAACGGAAATAGTGGCGGTGGCGGTGGTGGAGGAAACGTTGGTAACTACGGTTATTCTTTTGTAGTAGGCAACAGTGGCGGAAACTACGGAATGGGCGGCTCTGGAGCTCGTAACTCTGGTAACGCAGTTTCTTCAGGTGCTGGTGGTAGTGGGGCAGTCTTTGTTTTGAGAGGTGTCTAATGTCACGTGCCAGAAACCTTGCTAGTACAATAGCGAACATCACTGCAAAGGGAGATATCCTTGTTGGTATCTCTGCTGGTGCAGAAACAAACCAGACCCTTGGTTCTAATTATCAGTCGCTCATCGTGGACACATCTACAACAGATGGCGTTCGCTGGGGCGATGACCTACAAATCCTCACAGTTATGGGAGCGTCACTCTAATGGCAGTTACAGCAAAAACATTGGCACGTACAGCAGCGGCTACAGGCTCTGCCACCCTCTACACTGTCCCCACGACAACAACTACAACGATTGTCACTAACATTGCAGTAACCAATACCGCTTCTTCAACTTCTACATTTACTATCGCACTTGATGGTACAGTGTTGCTTAGCGGCGTCTCTCTTGCTGCCAACTCAACTGCATTTTTTGATTTGAAGCAAACTCTTGCTCCTAATAACCCCGCAAGAACTATCACTGGTTATGCATCGGCAACTACAATTAACTTCCACATTAGCGGAGTGGAGATAGCGTAATTATGGCATCTAACGTTTACCCTGCAGCATCAAGTTCTTCAAGTTCTGCTGCTGCCACTGCATTAACAGTAACAACTGCTTTTACCGACTATAAGAGCACACTTGCTCTTACACCAGGTGTATACACCGCTACCTTTTTAGGTGGAGGAACAGCAAACATTGATTTTTACACAGGAACTACTTTAATTGGAAGTCTCAACGGAGTTTCAGGAACAACTTATAATTTAGGAACGGCTTGTACTTCTGTTCAATTTACCAACAGTGCAGCGTGCACAATCCTCTTAACGCTAACTGGTGTAGCGGTTGCTTCAAATTCTGGAACACTATACACCTACAATAACAGCCAAACCATTAACACACTTAGTGGTCCTGGCTATTGTCTTTTGGTTGGTGGCGGAGGCGGAGGCGGAGGCGGAGGCGGCGGATACTCAATCGGTGGTGGTGGCGGCTCAGGTTACCTTGCTGGAGGCCCAGTACTTCTTACGAGTGGTATGTCCGTAACTATTGGAGCCGCTGGTAATGGTGGCGCTGGAGCCAACTACGGTGCTGGAAATGGCGGAGGAGCAACTACCTTCTCAAATTACACTGCTAATGGTGGTGCAGGTGGAGGAGGAGCGGATGGAACTACCGCAGCAGGAGGAGGCTCTGGAGGATATGCTTACACGGGAAACTCTGGTGGTCAAGGGTACAACGGTAACGCATCTGCAACTGGAAGCAGCGTTTCATTTTACTTTGGAAACAACACAACTGGAGGGGGCGGTTCTGGAAACGGTTCAGGTGCTGGCTCAGGAATCGGTACTGGAGGTAACGGAAACGGAACTTCTGGTCCAGGTGGCGCAGGTTCTGGACGTGGTTCTGGGGGTGGCGGCGTAGGCGGCCCAAACAACAACACCACTAACGGCAGGGGAGGCGCTGGTGCTCCTGGCGTTCTCTACGTAATTGTTTAAGGAGATATTAAATGGCTAATTTTGCAGTTATTGAAGATGGCGTTGTAATAAACGCCCTTGTTGCAGACTCATTGGCAGATGCAGAATCTGTTACGGGTAAAACTTGCGTAGAGTATAGTGAAGAAAACCCAGCGTCAGTGGGAGGAACCTACAACTCTATTACTAAAATTTTCACTCAACCTCAACCGTATCCTTCATGGACACTTGTAAACAACGTATGGACTGCTCCAGTAGTTCGTCCTCTAGATACTGCTAACAGGTGGAACGAAGAAACCCAGACATGGGTAGTCGTAACTGAACCAACAGAGTAAAGGATAAATAATGGCAGTTAAAAGATGGAATGGAACTGGCTGGGATATCTATGCTGGTGCAGATACCTCATTAATTAAGCCTGCCAATATCACGGCTAAGGGTGACCTTATTGCTGGTACTGGTTCAGGAACTATCTCCCGTGTAGCCGTAGGTACAGATGGTCAATTGTTGACGGCTTCTTCTACTTCTTCTACAGGCGTAACGTGGACAACTGTTTCAGGATACTCTGCCCCAACTCTTGGTTCAACGACCATTTCTTCGGGAGCTACTGTAACATCAGTAACTGGTCTTACCGTTAGCGGTCCAGACTTTATTGCAACAGGAACTAACTCAGTAGGCTCATTGCCTAGAGATATCGCTATGGCGATGATGGGAGCCCTATAACATGGCAGCAACACCAAACGTATTGGCTCGTTCAGCGGCGGCTACCACAAACACCACGCTGTACACAGTTCCAACTACCACTACCACAACAATTGTTTCTAACGTTGTAGTAAACAACTCCGCTACATCCACATCAACTTTTACTTTAAATCTTGACGGCGTTCCTGTTGCGTCTACCGTATCCCTTTCAGCTAATACCTCAACGTTTATCGATTTGCGTCAGGTACTTCCTGCAAATGCAACGCCTAAAACTATTACAGGTTCGGCCTCAACAACAGCAGTTTATTTCCACATCAGTGGAATTGAACTTTCGTAAGGAGAATAACTTATGAGCGTTAGTCAAATTGGAGTTGTTTCAAGCTCGTCCTCGTCTACCCCTCCAAGTACTCTTCCTGTTGGCGTCATGCCCAATGGACTTACTTTGCGGCAAACCTACACTACTTCAACAACAAGCATTACAGGACAGCCTTCTTACGTATTTGTTGTTGCTGTGGGCGGCGGTGGCGGCGGGTATTCAAACGGCTATTCAAACGGCTCTGGCGGCGGTGGCGCTTTTATGGCGTGGGTACCGTCGTTTACTTCCGTCGTCGTTGGTGCTGGCGGTACTGTTGCAAACGGAGCTACGGCAGGGTCTACCTACATTCCCACCTATCCTGGAGTAGTTGCCGCCGCTGGTGCCACGGGCGGTGCTAGTGGTCCTGTTCCTTTTGTTGGAAGCATTAACTGGGCTCCTGCTGCTTCTGGTAATAGTGCTGCTGGGTCAGGCGGTGGCGGTGCAGCAGGCAGCTACAACGGTAGTCCTGGCGGAAATGGTTATTTTGCTGGAGGCGGTGGAGGACCTGCAACAAGCGGTCAATCGGGAAGCTATAGTCAAGCTGGGGGTAACTCTAACGGGTTTGGAAATAACGCTCATGGTGGTGGGTTTAGCAACGGAAACACATCTCCTGGATATGGTGGGGCAGGCATAGCTGGAAACACCAATGACCAAAACGGTGGTCTTGGCGGAGGTGGAGCTGGTAATGGCGGCAGTGGTGGTAACGGCGCAGTTCTAGTGTATTGGTAAGGAGAACAAATGGCACATTTTGCTCATGTGGTTAGTGGGGTTATTGTTAACGTCATTGACGCACCAGATATTGACGTTGCAAACGCAGTTATTATTGACGGCTTTTGCATTGAGTCTTCGGAAAGCACACCCACACCTATTGGTTGGTTTTACAATGAACACACCAAACAATTAGGTAATCCAACTCAGGTAGATAAAGACACCTTTTTAGCACCGCCTGAAGCGTAACTACGACAACCGTATTTGAATTGTAGTGTGATAGGGTAGCCCTAACTAACGAAGGACTACTAAATGGCAATCATTACCTTTACGGACACTATGGGTGTTCCAAAAGAGTTTCAACCAAAACCAGCTACAGCTTCTGTACCTGATTGGTACAAAGACTTAGAGTCTTACATCGGTGGAGAAAAGAAACCCACTGGTGATGGACACACCACAGGCACTATTAAGCGCTGTATGCCAGTCTTTGATGCTATTACTGGTGGCTACATTCTTTATACCTATGCCGATGTGTGGGTTTCCCAAAAACCTGACCCCAATAACGAGGGTAAAGTTGTTCCTTGGTATGAATGGCCTTCCTTTGGTCCCCTTGGCTTTCATCCTGTAGCCCAGGCCCCTTCTCATCCAGACCGTAACAATCTTGTAGACGGTGGTTCTTACCCTAAATGGATTAATCCTTGGGCTATCCAAACCCCTAGAGGATATTCAGTACTGTTTACTCAACCTATGCACCGACCATCTATGTTTACTATTCTTGATGGCATTGTGGATACAGATGAATACACAGCACCAGTTAATTTTCCTTTTGTTCTTAATGACTGGTCTTTTGAAGGCCTTATTCCTGCGGGTACCCCTATGGCACAAGTTATCCCTTTTAAACGTGAATCATGGTCTATGAACATAGGAACAGAAAACGACCTAAGAAAACAACAATCAGTTACTATTAAGCTTCGTACATCATTTTTTGACTCATACAAGAACAAATTCCGACAACCAAAGGAATATAAGTAGTGACAAAAAAATTAGAATACGAAAATCTTTGGAGAGACATTAACTCTACTGTTGTTCCTTCACAGACTCTTGTTCCTGATTGGTATAAAAAGACACCCAGGTATTCAAACAAAAAAGTGACTATTGTACCTGACACACGAACTTTTAAAGCTTGTATTCCATTTTTAGACTCGTTCACTGTTGGGTACCAAGTGGTGCTTCCCATTGATATTTTGATTACAAAAGAGCTCAATGCTTTGGGGGCTCTTGATTCACGAATTACTTGGCACGCTGGCGGTGTTACACCGTTAAGTTTTAGGGAACCTTCTCAAAACGCTGCTTTTCTTCCTATTCCCAAAGAGTATTCCCAAAAAGAATATGTATGGCTGTTGCCTGCATCTATACGAGTTCCAGCTGGTTATAGCTGCATGTTTACACACCCAATTAATAGGTTTGATTTGCCGTTTACTACTCTTAGTGGAATTATTGATGGAGGATTTGCTGTACAGGCAGGCGGTTCTTTGCCGTTCTTTCTTCGAGATGATTTTGAAGGAGTAATCCCTCAAGGAACACCTATAGCGCAACTCATACCTTTTAAAACAGAAAATTGGAAATCTGTGGATACACCAGGGTTGGTGGAGGAGGCAGAAAAAAATGTTAGAAAGTTAAAAACTCAAATAACAGGTTGGTACAAACAAAACATATGGACAAGGAAAACGTATAGCTAATGGCATCTAAAAAAGACACACTAACAATTGCTTGGTGCGATAACGGTATGACAGACGGCAAATTCACACAAGGCCTTGTCTACACCATACTTGAGGCACCTAAGATGGGCATCAACGTCACTCACAGCGTCCGTGTGCACGGCAACCAGATTGGTCGCCAGCGTCAGGTGCTCATTGACGGATGGTATGACCAACTAAAAACCGACTGGATTCTTTGGGTAGATAGCGATATCGCTCTAACTGCTGACGTGCTGCAAAAGCTGTGGGAAACAGCGCACCCTGTTTTGCGCCCCATCGTCTCAGGCATCTACTTTGTCTCCAAACAAGATGAGGGCACCCTAAAGTTTCCACTGCCTGTCATCTTCAACGACATTGACGAGCACACCATCCAGCATATTCATCCTCTGCCTGTCAACGAAGTCATCAAGGTAGATTGCGCTGGTTTTGGTCTTGTTCTCATGCACAAGTCAGTGGTTGAGAAAATGCGTAAGGAATTTCCTAATGAGTCTCTCTTTGCAGAGAAAGAAGGTCTGGGAAGAGAGTACGTCAGCGAAGATATCGTATTCTTCCGCAAGGCAAAGGCGGCTGGTATTCCTGTTCACGCTCACACGGGCGCCCTTGTTAAGCATATGAAGCGCTTTGACTTTGACGTCAATTACTACGAGCTGTTCTGGTCAAACTACAAGGAATAATAGACCTGATTTTCTAGACCCTGTGCGGGACAATTGCTGTCATGCGTGGCACACAAGTACAGGGTCGCTTCAAAGTAGAGTTTGAGCACCAATCTATCGACGAGGGAATCGTCGATGAGTTGCGTGCGCCTGTAGGAACCACCGTCAACTGGTATGTGTGGGACCAGGACTATTTCACCAATAATCCCGACATTGTCCTTGACGATATCTACGACGTTTCCAATCAGACCGTTGGTCAGGGTCGCCGTTGGAAAGACCCCTTTGAAATGCCTGTCGTCATGGCTCAACTCCTACGCTCCACCAACATCATGAATGAGCGTGGATTTTACGTGACGGACACCTTGCGTTTAGTTATCCCTGTGGTGGACGTCCAGCGACTCCTTCCCTCTATGGTGGGAAACCCATCAAACCACATTAAAGACCGTATAGAATTTCAGGGCGAAATCTTCATCCCTACTCGTGTACTTACACGTGGACGGTATGCAGACAACTACGCCGTCTTCACCATTGACTGCAACCAGGTCAATTCTGAGGAAATGGTTAACGACGTTCAGTTCCAATCTTTTGTTCAGTAATGTATTGTTAGTACACCCAACCCCCTATTGAAAGGCACCACATGTCAGACGTAACTCCAGTAGCACCTGCTGATACAACAGCAGCTGCGACCACAGACGCAACAACCGCTCCTGCTGCAGATGCAACAACCGCTCCAGTAGCTGCTCCAGCAGATGCCGCAGCTCCTGCTGCAGATGCAACAGCACCAGCTGCTGCTGCTCCAGCAGACGCAACAACTGACGCAGCTCCAGCTGACGATTCAGCTGCTCCTGCAGATGATTCAACTGACTCAGATGACGATTCAGATGATGACTCAGACGATGATTTCGATGACGAAGACTTCGATGACGAAGACTTTGACGACGAAGATGACGAAGACGACGCTGAATAAGAAAGGCTAAACAATGGCTAAGAAAGCTGCTCCTGTAAGCAAGGGCAAGGTCGAAAAGGTAATGAAGGAATACAAAGAAGGAAAACTTCATTCTGGCTCAAAGACTGGTCCCGTTGTGAAATCAAAGAAGCAGGCTACAGCCATCGCTCTTTCTGAGGCTCGTAAGGCTTCTAAAAAGAAGTAATGTTTACCAGACTTAAGCCCGCACCAGTTCCGTATCCTAATGGAGGAGGTCTTGCCGCTATGAACAAGAAGCAATCTGCTTCTCAAAAGCTAGAGGTTGAGGCTATGCAAAAGAAGCATGAAGCGGAACTGGCACGGCTTAAGGAAAAGCATTCTAAAGAAAATAAGCCCATGACACCAAAGGCAAAGTAATGGCAAAAACTATTAAGATTAAAGGCGAAGGCCACACAATCAAGAAGAACAAAAAGGGCGATGTGATTGTTGACCATGCAGGTAATAAGGGCAAGTACGACAAGATTGACTTGACCAAAAAGACTAAAGGTAAAGTCAAGACCATCGACCAAGGCGTAAAGGCCACTAAAGATTGGCATAAGAAGAATGGCTAAAGCAAAGTTAGGTTCAGGAGCACGCTTCAAGAAAGTTGAAGAAGAGGCAAAGAAGTCTGGTGCTAAGAACCCTGCTGCAGTTGCAGCAGCTGCTGGCATGAAGAAGTACGGCGTTAAAAAGATGGAAAAGATGGCACAAAAGGGCAAGAAGAAGTAAATGGCAGAGTCACCAGCATGGCAACGCAAAGAGGGTAAGAACCCTAAAGGCGGTCTCAATGCCAAGGGTCGTGCATCTGCAAAGGCAGAAGGACATAACCTAAAGCCTCCTGTTAAGAAGGGCGACAATCCTCGTCGTGCATCTTTCCTAGCTCGCATGGGTAACATGCCAGGTCCAGAGCGCAAGCCTAATGGCGAACCAACTCGCCTTTTGTTGTCCTTGCAAGCATGGGGTGCATCCTCTAAGGCTGACGCTAAGAAAAAGGCAGCATCTATTTCTAAGAAGAACAAAAGTGGCAAGTAAGCCAGTCTGGGAGAAAAAGAATCCCAAAAAGAAATCCACTCCTCTGTCTTCTGGACAGAAGGCAGCGGCTAAAGCCCGTGCTGAAAAAGCGGGTCGTCCATATCCGAACGCCGTAGATAACATCTGGGCGTCTCGCCAATCGAAAGGAAAATAACATGTGCAAAGCATGTGGATGCGGTTGCTCAAAGCCTAATTGCAAGGGCGCCTGCAAGAAGAAGCCTTCAACCAAAAAGGGCAAGTAATGGCTAAAGAGCTTTCCCCTAAGCAAAAGAAGATTGCCGCTATGGGCGGTAATCCAAAGAAGATTGACTCCGCAGATTTTGCTGCTCTTCGCAAAGGCAAGAAGATGTCAACAGCCAAGAACCCAAAGGTTATTACTAACCGAAAGAAGGGCATGTAATGGCTAAAAAGATGTCGGATGCTGCTCAAGATGCTGAGGTAATGAAGAACATGACCCCAAAGCAAATGATGGAGTTCAAAGCCAAGGACAAGAAGATGGATAAGAAGAAGCCATCTCGTGCCGAGGATGAAAAGATGGACAAGGCTTTAGCTAAAAAGATTAAAGCCAAAAAGAAGTAATGAGTTAGGCCCCTTAACCAGGGGCCTTTCTTCTATCCTTATCGATAACGCCAGGTCGCTGCGACCTACGTCTACTGTTCCCACAGGTTGCGATAAAGGGGTTTGCTCATGGCTCACAAGCCTTGGTATGAAGAAGTTGCGGAAATGAATGACAAGAACGAACGAGAAGAATTTGTTCGTGGTGTCTTCGGCTTTCGCCCTAAAGAAAAACAACCCATCGTCGCAATGCTAGTCGCTGGTTATATAGGCGGTAAAGTTGCTTCGAAGGGTAAGCGTAAGTGAGCAAACTTAAGCACATACACAGCGCCCTGCATCAAGCAAGCCTAGATACAACCAGAGTCCTGGGAGCCCATCTTCGTTCTGAAACCCGTGCATCGGGTTGGCCCCATGAGATTACTCGTCGCATGCGAGTCTCCTATGATGGCGACTCGTTTCATGTTCATTCCCATCCAGGCCATTCTGCACAAGTAGCGGACCTGGAATATGGCACTCCTAGCACACAGCCAACAGCTGCTATTCGCCGTTTCTCCAACCGCACCCATGAGGCAGAGTCTTTCTTGACAGGTCGCATGCACCAACTCCTAGGGAAGTCACTATGACATTTCTTCTTTCTGAAGACAAGGCTCTTCGTGACTTGCTCAAGGGCATGACCGTTACTGACCAAAAGTCAGACGCATCAGGAACTGCCACTCGCAATGTGGGCGTGTACTTCGGTCAACCTGACCAAGAAGTTCGTCAACAGGCTTACCCATATATCACCATTGACATGATTGACATATCTGAAGATATCCAACGGTCTATGCGTGGTTTGGTTAAGCCCGTATACATGGCTGACCCCAACACCATGCCTGATGGTTCTAGCTATGACTCTGCAACAAATGATTGGTATATCCACTGGCCTATTCCAGTAAACATCGATTACCAAATCACTACATATGCCCGTCAACCACGGCACGACCGTGAGCTATTGGCGCAGATTATGTACAACAAGATTCCATTGCGGTTCGCCGTACTGGAGGTCGACGACAATACTTCTCAAGGAACTATTCGTCGTATCGACGTTCTGGACATCGCAAAGCGTGACGTCACAGAACAAGGAAAGCGTTTATTCGTAAACTCTTTCACGGTGCGAGTCTCTAGCGAGATTGCGCCCGAACTTTACAAGTCCGCATATAAGGCGCTCGAAGTCGTTGTTACAGGCACGGAAGGCACGTTTGTTCAAGGACAAACACAGCCACCGTTTACAGCCGTTGATTCGTTCACTATAACGAGATAACTCGGAACCCACCCCAACTAGTTAAGGAGAAAAAATGGCTTATAGCCGCCCAGGTGTGTACATCACCGAAACACTTCTTTCTGCCCCTATTACAGCGGTAGGAATTGCTAATGCTGCTGGCGCCGTTGCTGCACCTTTTGCACAAGGCCCAGAAGCCGTCACTCGTGTGACATCATGGTATGAGTTCGCCACTCGTTTTGGTGGATACAATGCCGCATTCCCAGCAACCTTTGGAGTAGCTCAGTTCTTCTCTAATGGTGGACGTGAACTCTTTGTTAAGCGCATCCTTCACAGCGATGCAGCTGCTGCAAGCATTCAGCTCATGACTTCAGGAAGCACTTCTGTTGCAACCATCACAGCTAAGAACCGTGGAGCTGATGGCAACAACCTTCGTGTCACTGTTGAGACAGGTACTGTCAGCAGCACCTACACTCTCAATGTTTACAAGGAAGGCGTTGCAGGAACCGCTATGGACGTCACCAATGACGTTCTTCTTGAGCGCTATGAAAACGTTGTTTTTGATGACGCTACCTCAAGCGACTACGCTCCAACTGTTGTGAACATCGTTTCCCCTAACATCACTATCAGTGCAACAGCATCAGGAGTTCCTGTTGCTACTGTATATCCATTGACTGGTGGTTCTGACGGTGGAAGCATCTCATCTACAGACTACACCGCTTACAATGGCGGAAGCACATCTGTCTTTGAGGAGTTCACCTCATTTGACCGTGCTTTTGTTCTCTTCTTGCCAAATATCAACTCTTACATTAACTCTGGAGTTTCTGGCATCTACTCGGCAGCTATTTCATGGGCAGAGGCTAACGACGGCTTTGTTGTCGTTGAGACCCCTGAGAATGAAACCACTGCAAACGCAATTACCTATGCAGCAGGATTGACTTCATCAAGCAACGCTGCTGTCTACTTCCCACACCTTTACATCACTGACCCAATTGGTCGCAGCAATCAAGCTCTTCGCAAGGTTGGCCCATCGGGTGCTGTTGCTGGTTTGTACTTGGGTACAGATGCAACTAAGGGTGTTTTCAAGGCTCCTGCAGGAATTAACTTGCCTTTGCAGGGAATCATTGCAACCGAGAAGTCTTTCTCGTCTGCAGAGCTAGACAGCCTTAACTCTGGTACTTCTCCAGTTAACCCTATCCGTCAAGTTCCAGGTGCTGGCCTTTCTGTTATGGGCGCTCGTACTTTGAAGCAAGATGGCACAGCAAACAAGTATGTCAACATGCGCCGTTCCTTGATTTACATCAAGAAGCAGCTCAACTCATTGACAGAGTTTGCTATCTTTGAGAACAACGACGAAATCTTGTGGCAACGCATTCGTACCGTTCTCGACGTGTTCTTGAACCAGTACCGTAACCAAGGTGGTTTGCGTGGCGCCAATAGCGCTCAGGCATACTTCATTGTTTGCGATGGAACCAACAACACTGCAGCATCTATCCAAAATGGACAAATCAATATCCAAGTTGGTGTGGCGCTTCAATATCCAGCAGAGTTCATCGTCATCGACCTCAGCCAAAAGACGCTGAACTAATCTAAGGGAGATATACACACATGGCAACAATTAAGAACAACCGCTCAACGTTAGCCACAGACCCAGTACGTAACTTTCGGTTCTTGGTTAACTTTAACTTCCACGACAGTGCAAGTTCTGCAACCACGTCTGTAACCACCGTCCCTATGGGCTTTACCTCGGTATCAGGAATGGCTGTAACAACAGACTCTATCCCTTACCGTGAAGGTGGATACAACACCACAGTTCACCAGATTCCAGGACAGACCACCTTTGCTCCTTTGATGTTGCAACGTGGCGTCATCCTTGGAAGCCGTCAGAACTGGGATTGGATGAAGCAACTGTTCGCAACCGTACAAGCTGGTGGCAGCACCTTGGCTTTGGGTAGCGACTTCCGTTGTGATATCGAAATCCAGGTACTTAACCACCCAATCACCTCATTGGGCGCAGACGTCCTCAACGGTGGAACCGCTACTTCAAACCCAACAGCTGCGTCTGTTGGTACAGACGAAGTAGCAATGCGTTTTATGGTTTACAACGCATGGCCTACCTCTGTTGCGTACTCTGACCTCAACGCTGGCGACAACGCTCTCTTTGTAGAGCAGATGTCTCTTGTCCATGAAGGCTTTGACCTTAACTGGGGAACAACCTCCACCTCAAGTGGAACAACCGTCTTTACAAGCGCACCAGCATTCTAATCTAACAAAGGAATAACATGACGAACACCATTAGTGCAGCGGCTAACCCCGCATTGGCAAACGACCTGCTTAAAAAGGCAACACAGGAAGAAGACCTTCCTGAAATTAATCCTACTATCCAACCTCCCTTGGATAATGTGGTTGAGCTTCCTGGTGGGTACATCACACCCACTGGGGAGCTTATCCGCACCGCTGAGGTTCGGGAACTTAATGGAGCTGATGAAGAAGCAATTGCTAAGACCAACAACATTGGCAAAGCTTTCTTGACCATGCTTCAACGAGGAACCATCAAGGTTGGAGACCAAAAGGTAACAGAGAAGATTCTTGACAGCATGCTTGCGGGAGACCGTGATGCTTTGCTCTTGGGTATTCTCAAGACTACTTTTGGAAGCACCACTGACTTGGCTATCTTTTGCCAGGGATGCGGTGAAGCGAAGACTGTAGAAGTTGATGTCAATACTGACATCAAAACCAAAGTGCTTGCTGACCCTATCAACGACCGTGTCTTTACGGTTCAAGGCAAGGTTGGCGAAATCACTGTTCAGCTTCCTACAGGAGTTACTCAGAAAGAACTTATCAACAATGCGGATAAAACAGTTCCAGAACTTAATACCCTTTTGCTAGAGAACGCTGTTACCAAAATTAACGGCAATCCTGTTTATAGCAAAATGCAGGTACAGAACTTGGGAATTGCGGACCGCAAGTTGATTGTAGAAGAGATTAACAACCGAGCCCCTGGACCACAATTTGATGATTTAACCGTTACGTGTCCTGATTGCGAAAGTGAGGTAACAGTTTCCATTAATTTGGGAAATCTGTTTCGCCTCTAACTTAGCATCCTATGTAAGACTCTTTGCGGAATGGGCAGCCATTTCAGACTTACATAGCGGATGGACGTTAACCGAGATTAAGCAAATGTCACCACGAGAGCGTGAAAACTGGCTAGAACTAGCCAAGGCGCAGTACGGAAGGAGTGTGTCAGCAGATGGCTGATTTTTCCAGCAGCATCAAAGGCCTGTCTAAACTCCTGGGCGGCGCCAAAGGTGAACTGCAAAGTATCGAAACTCTTCTGGAGAAAATCGATACCGTAGGTTCCAAGGCTCTTGGACGCATGAAGGGCGTTGTCTCTTCATTTGGTCAAATGCAACTTGGTCGTGGAACCACGATGGGGCTGGGTACTGATGGTGCAAGCATCCCCATTGCTGGAACAGAAGGCAACAAACTTCAGGGTGCTTTAGCAACATCTGCAGCACAACAGGCAAACGCAAGCGTTCCACGCATGCCAACAATGCCTACAATGACCAAGGGTCAGGCATACGGTACTGCGGCTCTTGGAGCTGGCTCTGTTCTTGCGGCATTTCCCGCAGGCATGTACGCCGCTGCTCCAGACTTGGGAACAGTTACCTCTACTGCTGCTGGGTTTTATGGCGCTGCCATTACAACTGGAGTAAACCGTAGTACGTTAGAACGTTCAACCATGAATGCCATGAATGGCAGCTTCGGTCGAGGAGTTACCAGTCCTACAGACATGGCTGCAGCTGCAGCACAGCTTACTCAAGGATACAACTACTCTGCTGGAAGCAACGCCTACCTGCAGACAATGAGTGAAGTAGGTGGTGCTGCTCGCTACCTGAATATGAACAACGCCACCGCTGCTCAAGCCATTGGTGGATTTCAAACAGGCTCTATGGGAGCCAATCTGTATCAGTACGGTATTGCTCAGTTTGACGCTAAAGGCAATCCTCGCTCACAGGGCGCAATTGCTACAGACTTGTACAAGTATTTCTTTGGAAATCAAAAGCTAAGTGCAGCTCAAGTGTCTGCAAACTTGCAGTACGGAACTGCGGGCGCATCTTTGCAAAACATGGGGTTCTCATCTGACCAACAGCAAATCTTAGCTCAACAGTTTAAGATGATTGCGTCTGGTCAAAACCCTGACCTAGCATCACAGTCGGGGTCAGCAAACCCAGCAGCGGCATCTCAGCAAATTACAGCGTCGCAAACAAGTTTGCAGCTACGTGCAGAACAACCAATGCTTGATGGATTTGCCAAGGCAGCTACTGTCGTAACAAACCTTAACAAAGCTATGGCGGGNCTTCCAGATGCATTCTTTACTTTAAAAGGAGAACTGCAAGGTATAGCTGGGTCAAACATTGGTTCTGGTGTTGCCGCTTTTAGTGCGGCATTAGTATCAGGCGTCAAGTCCATCATGGATGCCATGTTTGCTTTAAAAGCAATTAAAGTTCTTCAAGGATTGAGCGGAGCTGAAACTGCTGTTGAATCAGCAGGAGCGGTTGAAGGAGCAGCTGGACTAAGTATGGGAGCTGTTGCTGCTGGAACTGCTGCAGTGGCTGGTGGTGCTGGTTACGTCACTGCTAAGGGCGGAAAAATGTTAGGAAACGCTCTTGGGCTACAAAAGTCTCGTGTTGGTCGAGATATTGTTCGCACAGGTTCCATAGCTGCTGCATCAGGAGCTGGCGCAATGGTTGGAACCGCTTTTCTTCCTGGAATTGGAACTGCTATTGGTGCTGGAGTTGGGGCATTAGCAGGATTCTTAGGTTTTGGAGGAGGAGCAAGCTCTGGTTTTGGTGCTTCGTTTGGTTCTCATGGTGGCGGAAGTTCTACAGGAACAACCTCTATGCCTACCTCTCCAGTTCCTGGAGTAGCTCCTTCATACGGTTATGGTGCTAAAGATGCTTCTGGTATTTGGAATACATCATCCAGCAATAGCCACACAGGTTTAGATTATCCTGTTCCTGAAGGAACAAACATCATAGCTGTTCGTGCTGGAACAGTGATTGATGAAGGCCTTGGAAAAGATTACGGAATTTATGTACAGATTCAACAAGAAGATGGCTATCAGAGTATTTATGCACACTTAAGCGCCAAGTCTGTGCAGGTAGGGGACACTGTTGCCGCTGGTCAATCTATTGGAAAATCTGGCTCTACAGGAAACGTTAGCGGACCACACCTTCACTACGAAGTTCGTAAAGGAAAAAACAATCCAGTAGACCCTAAAACATATTTAGGAAGTAACAACTCTATTGGCATTGTGTCTGGAAGTACGGCAGTTGTTTCAGGAACTATTTTGGGAACGGGTAGTGAGCAAGATTGGGCAAAAACATTTCTTCAAAAACTAGGAAAGCCTGTAACTACAGCTAACGTTCAAGCCATGACAACCTGGATGGCGTATGAAGGCGGACAGTGGCATAACACTGCTCACTACAACCCTCTAAACACAACACAGCCAGCAGCGGGTGCTACCAATATGAATAGTGTGGGAGTTAAGTCTTACAAGAGCTGGGACCAGGGATTTCAAGCAACTATAGACACCATCAATAATGGTCGTTACGGAAACATTCTTGCTGCGTTGTCGAAGGGCAATGATACTGCTGGAGTACTAAAGGCAGTAAACCATTCTCCATGGGGAACCCACATTACAGGAGCAGGTGGCGGCGCAAGTGGCTATGGGGCTTCTATGCCTTCCACAAATGCGGGAAGTACAATTAACCACTTTAACATGCCAATCACTATTCAAAATGCATCTGATGAAGAAGCTGTTCGTCTTGCAAACAAAATTCAAAGCATTATTGAAAATAAACAGGCTATTACTATGAGCGGAAGTAGATAACCATGGCTGCACCTAAGTACCCTAAGACTTCTCCTCAAGGCACTCTTAAAGGAAAAGACCCACTACAAATAGCACAGCAAATTGCTGCAACACAGGGTGTTAAGGACGCTATCACTGCAAGTTTAGCCTCTCAACAAAAAAGCTTGACTAAAGCTCAAGATAGATTAGCTTCTATTAATACTGCCATGATTAACGCAAATAAAGCGGCTGCTGCAGACAAAGCTGCTATATCACAGCTGTTAAAGCAACCGCAATCAAGTGCACGAGATGCACAGATTGCAAAACTAAATGCTCAATACACTCAAGATAACAACTCTTATTTGTATTACAAAAAAGAGTATGATGCTCAAGCAGTAACTGTGGGGTCTATTCAAGATACTATTAATCACTTAAACAAAGAACTTGCTGCTGGAAAAATCTTTGCCCCACCTGCTAGTAGCAACGCCTCTCCTAAAGGAGGAGGAGCCAGCAAAGCTGATAACGGTGCTGGTTCTACCATAACCTATAAATACAACGCTCCGATGGTAACTTCTGCCTATCTAGGTAAGGGAATCCAGTCGCAAATGTTAGGTGTTCCTGGCTTAATTACTAGCCCTCAGTTTGACAGCTCAATTGCTCCGTGGTCAGATGGCAAAACTGCAAAAGGCGTTATCCGTATGAGCAAACACTTTGCAGACATTGCTCCAAAGCCAACCAACTCAAATGCTCCTGGAAGTACCAGTAGCCAAATTTACGACCCAAATCCTTACGGTTTGCGATTTCTGTATAACCCTACTTCTGTGTCTATGGCGTGGGGAATTGTTGACAGCTTCTCTCCACAATTTGAATCCATGGGGTTAGATAAGGCGCAAAACGTAAGCGTTGGTTTGATGAAAAGCGCTATTACTTTTTCTCTTATGTTTAACCGTATTGGAGACATGGCGTATATTAATGCTAATGGATTTAAAAATCCATCAGACTTTTTATCTCAAGAAACAGCTTCAGCAATATCTCTATACGACAGCCTTCCAGGAGTAACTGCTGCCCCTATACCTACATCGCCTTACCCTTCTGATGTAGATGTTGAAGAACTCAAGCAAATCTACAAACGTGGAACTATGTATGACATGGAGTACTTGTTTAGAACAACAGGTGGTTACAGCAGTCAATACAAATCTACTTTAAATGGCAATACAGCGGATAAAGGTTGGTTACAACCAATTCCAGTAGAATTGCATCTTGGAGATGGATTACGCTATTTGGTTCGTGTTTCTTCTTTAGATTTACAGCATTTAGTATTTAATGAACGAATGGTTCCCGTTATTACTACTGTCAACATAACTTGTACAAGGTATTTTGATGGGCCAGAAATGTTTACTACCGTATCTACCAGCAGTACAACTGCTGGGCTTAGCTCTTCTGATGTTTTTGGTGCTGCTCAAACGTCAGCAACAACTGTGGTGAAGTAAGGATAATTATGGCAATTTATCTTGATAGTCGGTATGCGGATGGCCCTGTTTTTAAAGCTTGGGATGCTCGCAAAAATGAATACCACATTACAGTGTTTCGTCAATGGCCTTCGTATTCTTCTTCGTTTTTTATTTACGAGTGGGTGCAAGGTGACCGTTTAGATAATGTTTCTAACAAATTTTTGGGTAGCCCCGATTACTGGTGGCAGATATTGGATGTAAACCCAGAAATTAACGACCCAGTGAACATTGCTCCTGGAACAAAACTTAGGGTACCAAATGCGTGACCCTGAACGCCAAACCATTTACGGAAGTAAATACTCCATCACGTTTCCTGATTTTCCAGGAATGACTCGTTTACCTAGATACATTACTGTCCACCAACAAATGGGACATCATGACATTGTTGAGTTGTACTACCAAGCTTTAAGCCCATTTATGGTTAAGTCATTAAAAACAGGTGTTCCTGTTCAAATTAAATTTAGTAACGATAAAACAACGGGAACATTTCTTGGGTATGTGTCAGACGTCAAGTACCCAATTGCCCAAACCTTAGAGCGTCCCGCAACAATCACGTGCGTATCTTCTTCATACGTAATGAAAGAAAGAGCATCTAAAATTTGGACTAATCGTACAGCTCCTGAAATTGTGTCTGAGATAGGCAAGAAGTTTGGGTTTACGGTAAAAACAACTCCTCATAAAACACGGTTTAGTCAACAGTCTTTGGCTGGCCATTCCTATTGGGAAAAGATAAACGAGCTTGCTGCCCGTATAGGCTATGGTGTTAAAGTTATTGGAACTGAGCTGTACTTTCATCCAATTGACGTGATGATTGATGAATTTGTGTCTACTATTCCCATTCTTTCTTTTTCAGACCCTTTTATTAATTCTTACACAAATTACAACGGTCAAACACTTAATAAGTTTGAACCAAAAATGGGTGACTTTGTAGAAGCAGAAACCTATAACAGAACTACTAAAAACGTAGCTGGTGTGGACCCCATTACAGGTAAGTTGTATAAGGCACAATCGTCTCCCCACACAGTAGGAAAACAAGTTCGGCAATCAATTACTGCTCCTTTATTCTCAACAATAGAAACCTCTACAGTTGTTGGAAGCTCACAAATGGCACAAGATATGGCTGATGCAAAGGCACAGCTATCTCGGTTAGCTATACCCGCAAGTGGGGATGCCTTAGGTGACCCACGAATTTCTCCTTGGTCTACTATTCAAGTTAAGGGCACAGGAGATTCTTCAGATGGTTTTTGGGTAGTTAAATCTGCCGTTCATACTGTGCACTACGATGGACGGTATACAACCTCGTTTACCTGCGCTACAGACGGAACGGGCATGAACCAACCTTCAGCTACTCGTCCTTCTGGAGCAACGGCAGTACCTATTAGAAACGTTATTTCAGAGCTAACTAAACCCCAAACAAAACCTTCCTCCTATAAACTTGCAGCGGCTACAGCAATGGTTAGCCAATCCTTAACGGGATTTAACAAGGTTCCAAGAAGATGGGTAAGTCACAATGGCTAATGAAATCGCTATAGCATTGCCTTTTTCTATTGACCCTTACGGAAAAGTTGCGTCTACACAGTCACAATCCAAAATTTGGGCAGATAGAGTTTTATCCATTATTGGTACAACCATACGTGAAAGGGTAATGAACCCGTCTATAGGAACAATCATTCCTTATGCAATGTTTGAGTCTACAGACACAGCCACAGCTGAAGTCCAACAGGAAGTTGAATCAGCTTTTCGCCAACAACTGCCAGCTCTAAACTTAGACAATGTAGTGGTAACACTTGATTCATACACGGACACTATAAAAATACAAATTACATATGACCTACCTAACAACTTAAAAGTAACAACCAATCTTGGAATTATCAACATTTCAGGAACCAAGCCTTCGTATGAGGAGATATCGTGACCGTACAGCCATCGTCTATTCCAATTTCAGTAAACTACACAAGCCGAGATTACTACTCTCTTCGTGACGACCTTATTACTCGTGTCAAAGACCGCTTACCTAACTGGGCTGGAACAGATGAGGCAGATTTTGCAGTAGCTCTCATAGAAGCTTTTGCTTACTTAGGTGACTTGATTGCTTACTATGTAGACCGTAACGCAAATGAAAACTCTATCTACACAGCTACTCAGCGCAATAGCCTTCTTAACATTGCTCAAACATACGGCTATATCCCAGCAGGGTATCGTCAGTCATATGTTGAGCTTACCTTTACCAACTCATCGACTTCAGATGTAACTATCCCAGCAGGAACAGTGGTTTCTGGACAAGTAGTAACTAATGATGTTGTTCAGCCAGTCTACTTTACTACCGTTGCTGATGCGACTGTTCCTGCAAGTAGCTCGGACACAGTCGGTGCTGAAGAAGGACAAACAGTGCAGCAAGTCTCTGCAACTGCAGACCCAACATATGGAGAATTAATTGGTACTTCTGATGGTTCTCCTTCTTTAAGTTTTGTATTGGGCAACAACCCAGTTGTTGATGGAACAGTGAACGTGTATGTACAAGACGGTGATGTGTATACAAAGTGGACCCAAGTACAGCACTTGATTGACTATGGTCCATTAGACCTGGTGTACACTGTTTCTTACGATGAATATAACAATGTTTACGTTAACTTTGGTGACGGTGTAGCTGGAGCAATCCCTGTCATTTACTCCTCAGTTCGAGCCACATACATTGTCGGTGGGGGAGTTCTTGGCAACGTGTCTACAAATCTTTTGGATACTTTGGTATCTGTACCAGGATTGTCGGAATCACAACTAACTGCTTTGCAAGGAATTATCTCTGTTACCAATAACATTGTGGCTGTTGGCGGGTCTGACCCCGAATCTAACGACCAGATTCGTTATTCGGCACCTCTAACGTTACGTGCATCTAATCGTGCGGTTACTTTACAAGACTTTAACAACCTTGCCACCACAGTGAGCGGCGTAGGAATCGCTAATGCTGTGGCTTCAACATGGTCATCGGTCACCATTTACATCGCTCCTACTCGAAATGTCAACGACCCAGACCCACAGCCTGGCCTTGATAGCAACGGAAACCCAACACCAGAGTACAACTCATTGGCATCAGGAGTAACTACTTTCTTGTCAGACAAAACTCTTATTGGAACAACAATTACTGTTCAACCACCTACCTATGTAGACACAATTGTTACTGTGTCGTATACCAAAAAGCCTCAGTACACAACTGCAGAAACTGAGTTGGCACTAAAAACAACAATTATTTCTACATTTGGGTACACCAACTTAACATTCCAGCAAACAATTACTCCACAAAATATTGAGTATTACCTTAACCAACTTCCTCAGATACAGAACGCTCAGATTACGGCGCTGTCTCGTTATGGGGGCTCAGGATTAAATACCCTTACTGGTGCTGCTAACGAAATCTTTAGATTCCAAGAGTCAAACATCAACGTAGGTTCGTAATGTCTGACCCTGTAAAACGTCTACATGGTATTTACAGAGGAGTTGTCCAGGACAATAAAGACCCTCAAAGTCATCGCCGCATTCGTGTGTCTATTCCTCAAACAACAGGCAATGAGATTACGGATTGGGTATGGCCTGTAGAGCCATCCAGTGTTCATCTGGACGTTCCCTCAATAGGTCAAGGTGTGTGGGTGTCGTACAGCGGAGGCGACCCTGAATATCCTGTATGGCATGGAGTATTTGGCACGCATCAGGGTGCCAGTAAGCCAATTAAAATAAAGCCATTGAGCAATTCCACTTCGTTGACGGGTATCACTTCATACATTGTTGTGAACACATTGCCTGATGGAACTCAAGAGGTAGATTTAGTAGCGTCGTTGTTAGCAATGGCAAATAAGTTAGTAAATCTAGAAAGCCGTGTCCATACACTAGAGACGACTCCAGACGTAGACCCAAGGTAGTTCAGCAGGTAAACGGGAGGCAAAACCGAGAAAATAGACCGTTAGGTTTAGAAGGGAAGTTTGATGGCAACATACTATGGCGTCACCGCCTATTACCCAGGTCAGGTAAAGTCTGACTTTGGCACGCACATTAACTTTACCGAAACCATTATCGCCAACCATGTTAACGCTCTTCAGTCAGAAGTTACAGCGATTGAAAGCACGTTGGGCTCTGCCATTACTACAGGCTCTGGTTGGATTGGCTCCTTTGACCAAACCACCGTTAACTGGAATACCCTTAAGGACCGTATTGCCAACATCGAGTACGGAATTGGGACCATCCTTGGGGAAATCAACCCAGCAGGCGGTGCATCAGGGCAAGTATTGACCAAAAACTCGTCTAGTGATTATGACTACTCATGGCAGACGATTAATGCGCTTCCTTCGTTCACAGGAAACGCTGGAAAGTATTTAACCAACAATGGCTCTACTGCATCATGGGCAACAGTCGAGGCGACTATCAACCCATTATTTCTTATTGGAGCGTAAGGTATAGTCCATGGCTAACTACGGCGTTGGAGTATACGGTGCATCGACCTATGGTCAAACGGCAAAAATTGGCTACTCAGTTAGCCCGATGTCCATTACAACTATTAACTTTTCTGAAGTGTATGTCTATTGGCAAATACCAACAGGAACATATTCCAAGGTTCGATTAGTTCGTAACCAAAACAGCTACCCAGAACATTCAGAAGACGGCGTAATCATCTATGAAGACACTGCCATGAATAGAACAGTTTTTAGAGACGGTGAAGACAACGTTAACTCTATTGCTATTGTTTCTGGTAAGCCTATTTATTACACCATGTTTTTGTTTACACAAGATTTAGTATGGGTAAACGCAGGTTCTGCGGGGGCAATTGTTGCTGCTGACCATAATTTGCAAAATACTTTTATGAACATGCTGCCACGTGTCTTTACCAGCAAAGAACAAAGTCCATTAGCAGAAATTGATACAACCTCTCCATTGTATTTAATGATGGACGGGTTTACGTTTACCATGGAAGATTTTGTTACTCGTCTTGATTTGCTTAATCCTGACCACACACGCATATCTACTCCTGCTGAAATTTTGCCGTTAGAGCAAGTACATGTTGGATTAGACCCAGAGCCTGGCATCCCTGTTAAAAATCAAAAGCAACTTATTCGTGAAGCAATTTACATGTACACCAACAAGGGAACACCATCAGGACTAACGACTTACATTGAGTCATTGACGGGCTATTACCCACAGATAACTGTCTCCCCTAATCTTTTGTTAAATGTTCAAGATTCAACGTTCTACCAAGCAATAGGTAACTGGCAAGCAACAGCGGGCACTCTTTCTTCTACGGAAGAACTGACCCCTACATCAAATGCAAATGCCATCGATGAAAATTACACGTGCAAAATCGTAGCTTCAGGTGCTGGCTCTATGACGTTAGGAATGGATTCGCCCATTCTAAAGGGAGTCCCTATTACTCCTGGACAACAGTACGTATTGTCTGCACAGATAAAGTCTCCTACTAGCGCTGGAACTATAACGCCATCAATTGTTTTGTATGATGGAAAAGGTAACGCCATCGGTTCCCCTATTGTTGGAAGTTCTACTTCAGCTAACAACACTTGGAAGAGCATATCCGTTACGGCAACGGCGCCTTTGTTTGTATCCGACTCAGTTCAATCGGCAACAGGTAATGGAACAACTACTGTTTATACAACCTTTGATAATCACAAATTTGTTGTTGGAGACACCGTTACTGTTACAGGATTTGCCACGTCATCTGCAAATACTTCATCAGCAACTATTACTGCGGTTACCACAAGTACCTTTAGTATTTCCAGTTCTTTCTCTGGCTCTACTGCTAACACTGAAGTAGGAAATGCAGTCAACCATAACACCAGCGCATTTTATGCGGGGTTAAAGTTCGCATGGTCTGCGTCAGGGACTTATTACGTTGACATGGTCTGCTTACAGCAAGGCTCTACACCAGCGTATGACGAAGCTCGTGCTCTTACTATCTTTACCAATCCTAACAAAACAAACCTAATCAACAATCCATCTTTTGAACAAAACGTTACAGATGGTTGGACAAAAACTGGCGCAGTCACTGTTACCCAAGATACAGATATTGACCCGCAAGTGTATGCAGGCTCTAACAGTGCCAAGCTCGTTGCCACAGGTGCCTGGTCGTTTACCTCCAACACTGGGGCAATAAACAAAGGTCAGTACTACACCGCCTCTGCTGAAGTGAAGGGCACTGGTACGGTTACCATGACCATAACAGCAGGTTCTGACGTTCAGACATTTACCATTCCTGCCAGCTCAACATGGGGTCGTTATGCGGCAACGATGATTGTTCCTGTCGACTCCACTGCTACAGGAATCAACGTGTCTTTCTCAGGGGCAGCGGGAACATTCCACATTGACACCGTTCAACTTGAACAGTCCTTCAAGGCAACAGAGTACTTTGACGGATACCTGCCCGAAGCCTATGGCGCCGTATGGACGGGAACGCCAAACAACTCGCCATCAGTCATTTACTTGAGCAAGCCAATCAAAATGTTTAGATTGGGAAACACGCTTAATGACTGGGTTCCCAAGGGCACTTTCTGGAGAATCAAATCCTACGCTGGCTTGGAGTACACCAACCTTTCGGTATAAGATGCTGGGATGACATCCCTACTCATCGCCGTTCTTATATCAGCACCAGCAGTTACTTACGTCATTGAACTGATTGAGCTTGTTACGTTTGGATTTTTTGGCGTATCGACTCTCAACAAATACCTTGCATTGCCATTGAGCGCTGGAGCGCTGTGGTTGATGCACGTGCGTGACCTTAAGTTGATTGTTGCATCGCCCGCAGCAACGTTGGTTGCCATCATGATTAGTCGCTACCTCAATAAGCCAACTGTTGCCCAGATGCCACGTTTGCGTAGCTTGTAATGAAGCAGATAGTCGTCATCTCATATCAGCAAGACGTCGACGTATCCGATGGTCTGTCACAACTTCTTGCCAAGTACCCAAAAGCAAAAGTCTTATTACCTCTTGAGGACTACACGCTCTTTGCTAAAAGTGCCCTCAAAGTAATCCTTGAACGAAACGCCAAGTTTCATCTTTTCTTTTCAGATGATGCACAAGCAGTGATGAACTCAGGACTCAATGTTGAGGACATGACGTTCTGCTCTAATCCCAACCGTGAGGTCATGCAACACGTGCACCCCTATGACGTGCTCGCTCTTGTATGGGACGACAGCACCGATGCCCACATCACCCTGCACACGCTGGAAGATTTTGGTTTAGAGTCATGGGACATCAGCAATGGCTTGGACATCATCGAGATTGATGACTCGGATGAGACAGCCGATGAGCTCTTTGAAGCTGTACAGGACAGCATGGCTGCCTTTGTGGATAACCTGTCCGCCTATGTGGTCACCACGGTCTTAGACGCCCTAACCCAGAGCGTTAACAACCATATCGACGAGTTCGAGCGCCGCAAAGACCTCCCGCCCACCGAAGACTTGGAGTAGGCTCCCACCCGTGGAAATTCCTCATAGGGCCTTTTTAGCCAACCTCACCGATTATCAGTTTCGTCTGCTGGCTGTTTTGTGCCACAAATCGGGCTCTGAAGGCCGTTTTAAGGGCTCTCTAGCCGAGTTGGGTACATCGACTGGCAACGTCAGCGAGAAGACGGTCAGGAGAGGCTTGAAAGGCTTGGAGGAGGCGCAGTTCATCAAGCGCATCCCGACCAAGCGAGCCAATGGCTATCGGGGAATGGACATCTACGAGATGATGGACAAAAATGTCCAACAAGTTCCTGAGATTGTGGACAAAAATGTCCACGCCTCACATGGCTATAAGTCACGTAGCAGTATGGCTAATAAGCTATTAGTACCTAATAGCCATAATAGTAATCAATTAAAAGAATCTAAAACCGAAGGTTTTACAAAGGAGATAATCATCCCTATGAGAAAATGGGAAGATGATGGAGACGATTTGGCGGGCTTTGGCCTCGTGGAAGAACGAGACGCCCCGCAACCCAAAATTAGAAAGTCCGACCCCAAGACTCGTGGCAAACGACCTGAGCACGAGTGGACAGCACTTGATGTCGCATCTGAGTTTAGTTTCCGAGTTGGTCGCAAGTACCCGCTCCTTCCAGGAACCGTCAACGTCAGACAGCTTGCAGGAGCACTCTCCAAGTTCAGAAAGCAATATGACACCAACGCTCTGATTGAGTTAGAGTTGCTGCGCCTGTTCATGGCGGATGAGCGCAACTTCAAAAACGTGGGCGATGAAGCCCCGTTGTTGTACAAGTTGTATCTTGCATCTTTTAAAACAAAGATTAATCAGGCACGAGAGAACCTCGGTTTGAAGAAGATAAACGCTGTGCTTGAACCTGTGGTTAAGATGGGCACACTCGTTGCTAGTGATGGTTTGGTTTTCCAGAACACCATAGCAGGACGAGCTCAATTAGAACGTTATGAGAAGAAGCTCAAGGAGGCGCAAGCGTGAGAGAAATCTTCGGTTATCTTTTGGTAGTGTTGGCAACAGCATCAGCGATGCATCTGATTAAAGGAGGAAGCAAGTGGCTAAGAAAGTAAGCAGCAGTGTTTCAGTAGAAGCACGTAAGAACATCGAAAAGGGTGGCGCATGGTTAGCCACGTTCACTCTTCGCAATGAAGACACTGTGGAAGTTGTGTACACAGCCACTACTGCATGGACAAACGCCAATGCATGCAAGCGCTGGCTAAAGTCCCAAGTGCAAGAACGCACCACACGCAAGACCATCAAGTTTGAAACTGTTGCCACAGATGCCAACGACAAGGCAACTGTCATCGTCGGGTCGTTGTTCTTCAAGTCATGAAGTTTGATTGGGATAATCCCATAAAGCGTGAACACCCCAATTGGTTTCTCCGTCATTACGGAAACCTCATGGGTCGCATTGCTCATTTCTTTTTGAAACGAGCTGAAGATTATCAAACTGTTTGGGAAATTCCTATGGAAGACGAAGACGAGATGTGGGACCGCAATAACGACATCGATTGGGAGAAGCTTCAGTTTGAATACAAGCGCTGGAAAGATGACCACTGATGTATGACATCAACACGCTCTCTCCTTTGAAGAAGCACTGGTTACTACGTACCTCGAACATTCCTCGACGCTTTTTAGGCATGGAGCCAAGCGATATTGCAGAAAAGACTGGCTCGTTCTCTCCTCATGTGCAGAACTGGATTGACACTGTTCTAGAGGGCAAAATCATCAAAGGCATTGGAAACATTGGTGTTACTGGTATCGGGTTGCTCTTTGATGGAGCGCCAGGAATCGGCAAGACCACAACCGCTGTCGTTGCTGCGATGGAAGTTGTGCGACACATGCCTGAAGATGAGCTTCTTGCGGCCAAGCTTTTGCAGATGAAAGAATCTGATTACGGGCTAGGTGCACGAGTGGTGTATTACTTAACCTATCCAGAATTTTTGTCTAGAAAAAAGTCAACCTTCGACGCTGACCCCGAAACGAAGAGAGACATGACTTATGAGTTGGATGGTCTTCACGGGCGGTCGAAGTTTGACTGGCTTAATGTTCGCATACTTGTTATTGATGATTTGGGTAAAGAATACGGCTCAAAATATGATGACACTTCTTTCGATGAGATTCTTCGATTACGGTACGATAAGGGATTGCCTACCATCGTGACAACAAACGTTCGGTTAGAAGATTGGGAAGCTCAGTACAAGGAAGCCATGGCGAGTTTCGCAGGCGAAGCGTTTAATCGAGTGCCTATCATTGGTACTGACTTGCGAGGCGCATGATGAGAGGAAAGCAAATGGCATCCCCTTGGAGAACTATCCAAGTGTTCATCTCGTCGCAAGCTGCTGGCATTTTTGAGGTAGAAGTTGATACGCAATCCAAAGCATTGCGATGCAACTGTCCAGTATGGAACAAGCGCCAATCTTGCAAACATACTAAGTTCGTCAGTCAAAAGATGATGCTCAATCATGGTCATTACTCCATCACCGTGGGTGAAGAGGTAGACGAAGACATTGACGTTGAAGACCCCAAGAAATTTAGAGAGTACGTACTAAAGTACGCTAAGGTAGAGGTACTGTGAAAGGCGGGGACATTTCCAATGTCTCCTCTCCGCAAGTTATCGCCACTACTACGCTCGTAGTGTCTTTAAAAGAGGTCGAAGAAAGAAAACTTTTGTCACGCAAAGTGACGCATGTTCTGGGTGAGATAAACATGCTGGCAGCAAACAAGCTGTGGCTATTGTCTAACGAGTATGGTTTATCGTTAGAGCTTGCTGGATTTGCAGACCAAGGTTGGACAGAAGAACTTCTTGATAAAGCCTTTGAGCGGTTAGAGCGTCGAGTAGTCAACCCATTTAACTATTGGGAACTATACGAAGATGTGGATGAGTTAGTAGGAATGCTTCCTTATCGACCCAACCTCAAGGCGGTCATTGACGTTCCAGGGCAAGTGGCACGATACGGTTCAGCAGGAGTAGAGTTAGACAACATATAAGGGGGAGCAGTGGCGGCAGATAACGAACACCGTTTAGTTAGCAAGGTAATTCGTGACAGGGACATCATTCCCGCCATTCATCGTGGTGTAAACGATACGTGGTTCCTTGATGACGATAACCGCAAGGTGTGGGCATTTGTCCGTAAGCATTACAGCGATTACAGCGAAGTCCCTACGGGCGTCACCGTTCTTGACCATTACCCTAATTACAAGATTCTTGATGTTGAAGACAGCATGGAATACCTGCTCGACACGATGGTTGCCTTTCGTCGTCGCTTACTTACTCGTCAGGGACTAGAAGCATCAATTGAGCAACTGCAGGCACAAGACCATGAAGCTGCGTTGTTGCAGATGGAAGCCACGGTTTCTCGAGTTAACGCCCAAGGAGTTATTGGCACCAACGAGGTAGACCTCACCAAGAACGTTGAAGAGCGCTACAAAGAATATCAAGCCATACAGAACCAACAGTTCCTTGGCATACCTACAGGATTTGAAAAGATTGATGAAGCCACCGCAGGATTACAAGGCGGTCAACTTGTAACGGTTATTGCTCCGCCAAAGACAGGTAAGTCGCAGATTGCGTTGCAGATGGCTATCAACGTGCACGCTCAAGGCAAGATTCCTATGTTCCAGTCCTTTGAGATGAACAACCACGAACAACAGCAACGCCATGACGCTATGCGTGCCCACATTTCCCACAGCCGTTATCGCCGTGGAAAGCTAAGCCCAACAGAAGAGACTCGCTTAATTGACATGCTCAATGGCATGGAAACTATGCACCCATTCCACCTTGTCGATGCAGTCAGCGGAATTACCGTCTCAGCATTGTCTGCAAAGATAGAGCAGACCAAGCCAGACATTGTCTTTGTTGATGGTGTGTATTTGATGTTGGATGAAATTACTGGCGAGATGAACACGCCACAAGCGATTACTAACATTACTCGTGCCCTTAAGAGACTTGCACAAAAGACAGGTTTGCCTATCGTCATTACCACTCAGACGTTGTTGTGGAAGATGCGAGCAGGCAAAGTAACAGCAGACTCCATCGGTTACTCATCCTCATTCTTCCAAGATTCGGACGTTATCTTGGGTCTAGAACCTGTTGAAGAAAATGAAGAAGTGCGAAAGCTAAAGATTGTTGCAAGCCGTAACTGCCCCCCTAGCGAAACCGCATTGACATGGAACTGGGAAACTGGTTGCTTCCATGATGAGAACTTCATGACCAAGTGCAAGCACTGCATGGATTGGTTGAACCGCTAGTGGATGTTGAAAAGGTTCTTCTTAACCTAGACCTCAAGCTGTACTCTCAACGTGGCGCTGAGGTGTTGGGGTTATGCCCGATGCACAAACAGCGTGTGGGCAAAGATGACCATAACCCATCATGGTGGATTAACTCAGAGACTGGTGCCCACATTTGTTTTTCGTGTGGGTACAAGGGAAATATCTACACTCTCGTCAAAGATGTTCTCGGACTTAGCTTAAACGATGCTAAAGCGTTCATTGCAGACAAAGCAGAGGTTCCCGTTGATGCGCTCATGAAGCGTCTGCACGAGTTACCTCAATATGTTGTTCCAGAACAGACCATAGCCATGTCAGAAGCTCGCCTTGCCGTGTATGGAGAGCCACCCGCTATTGAGTTAAAGAAACGGTTTATTACTGCAGAAACAGCAAGCAAGTGTGGAGTGCTGTGGGATTTCAAAATGAGCGCTTGGATACTGCCTATTCGTAGTCCAGAAGATTTCTCGTTGTGGGGTTGGCAAGAGAAAGGTGCTACGGGACGGTACTTCCGTAATCAACCTGCAGGAGTAAAGAAGTCCCGCACTGTTTTTAACGTACAGAATTTGCAAGAAGAATTACTTATCGTTGTTGAGTCACCGTTAGATTCTGTTCGTCTAACAGGTTTGGGATACAACTCCGTCTCTACATTTGGCGCCATGCCTAGCGATGAGCAAGTCAAGATTATGCGCCGAGCACCTCGAGTCCTAGCTGCTTTTGACAATGACGAGGCAGGAAAGAAGGCGTCAGAAGCCATTCGAGTATCTGCAAAAAAGTATGGAATTGAATTATCGTTCTTTAATTACGAAGGAATAGACGCCAAGGACGTTGGCGACATGACTCAGGCTGAGATTCAACGAGGAGTTGAGACTGCCAAAGATATGATTTTCGGCAAGGCTGCCTACCTATGATGGACTTACGAGACAAAAACAACCCATTGCATGTGTGCATTTGTGGCTCCATGCTTTGGAATGTCCAAGCCATGTTTGAAGATGGAGAGATTAGTTTGTACATGCTAGATATGGAGTGTGCGCTGTGCGGAAGTAAAGCCACGGCGCCGACACCTTTGGATGTTTAAGGGAACACTCAAGCCATATCAGCCAGAAGCAGTAGACCGCATGGTTGCTCGCAAGAAGATGCTCGTAGCCTATGAAATGGGTCTGGGAAAAACTTGTATGACGATTGCTGCTTTAGAAAAGCTAAAGGAGCAGGGCGAAATAACCAAGCCCATATTGGTTATTGCTTTATCCAGCCTCAAGTATCAATGGCAAAAAGAAATACAAAAGTTCTCCGATGCAGAAACCTCTGTAATTGACGGCGCTAAGTCTGTGCGTACCACCCGCTGGATGCGGGATTACGAATGGGATAAAGAAGCTAACTACATTATTTGCAATTACGAAACTATTGTTAACGATTGGGATTTGATTAAAGACTATGAGTGGGGCGCAGTAGTATGCGATGAAGCAACAGCCCTCAAGGGATTCCGCTCAAAGAGGTCTAAGAAAGTAAAAGAATTGGCTCGTAATGTAAAGATAAAGTTTGCATTAACAGGAACACCGATTGAGAATGGCCGCCCTGAAGAGCTATACAGCATCATGCAGTTTGTAGACCCCACCCTATTGGGGCGTTTTGATTTGTTTGACCAAACATTTATTGTCCGCAATCATTTTGGTGGTGTCCAACGTTATCGCAACTTGCCAATCTTCCATCAAAAGATGAAAGAGTGCTCCGTTCGCAAAACTCAAACAGACCCCGATGTAGCGCCATACCTTCCAGACACCATTCACCTTGACCCTTTGCGAGTACCGTTTGATTCTAAAAGTTCTCATTTGTACGGAATCATTGCCGCAGAACTGGCCCAGGAACTGATAGAAGCCAAAGAGTTGCTAGGTAGTAGTTTCTCATTAACAGCGCATTACGGACAAGACCACAAGCCAGGAAGTCCTGCAGATGCGTTGCGAGGTTCCATCATGTCCAAAATTACGGCGCTTCGTATGTTGTGCGACCACCCAGAACTTCTTCATGAAAGTGTAGAGAAGTATGAAAAGCAAGAAGGCGAAGGAAGTGCGTATGTTGCCAGCCTTAAAGACCGAGGGTTTTTAGAAGCTGTCAAGTCTCCTAAATTAGAAGTGCTTAAGCAGTACGTACTCGACCATCTTGACACTGATGACGAGGCAAAAGTGGTTATCTTTACATCGTATGTAGGCATGCTCCCACGCATTCAAAAGGCTGTCGGTGGCACCCTCTACACTGGCTATATGAGTGCCAAGGAAAAGGAAGCCAGCAAAACAAAATTCCTTACAGACCCAGCGTGTCGTGTGCTGATTTCCTCAGATGCTGGGGGGTATGGTGTAGATTTACCAGTAGCCAATCTTTTGGTGAACTACGACTTGCCATGGAGTGCAGGGTTAGCAGTTCAACGAAACGGTAGGATTAAAAGAGCGTCAAGTCGTTGGCCTACGATTGTTATTCAAGACATGATTGTTAAGAATTCCATCGAAGAACGACAACACGACATGCTTCAGCAAAAGAACGCTGTTGCCGATGCCGTCATGGATGGGCAGGGCATCAACTCAAAAGGCGGAGTTGACTTAACAGTGGGAAGCTTACTAAGCTTCATAGCACAGACTAAACCGTAGGAGGGGTACCGTGGCAAGAGTCAAAGAAACAGAACCACGCACTGCAGATGCAGATGACTTGGTTAACCAAGCAAAAGAATATGCTTTCGTTAAAAAGCAAATTGAATACTTAGAAAAGCAAAAGAAAGACTTGCACGCAAAGCTTTTTGAAAAGATTGATGGAGACGGCTTTGTTGATGACAAGGGCAATGTCATTTTGGAACTTCCAACAGAAGTTGATGGCTACGTATCTGTAATGAAACAGCGCCGTGTCTCTCGCAAAATTAACGAAGATAAAGCCGCTGACATTATTTACGAACATGGTTTGCAAGATTCTTTGTACAAGACAGTTATTGTTGTTGATGAAGATGCGCTTATGGCTGCTTTGTATGAGGGTGTTCTTACGGAAGCAGAAATTGATGAGATGTACCCGCAAAGTGTAGTGTGGGCTCTAGTAATGAATAAGCGATAGGAGAAGAAATGAAAAAAGCATTCTTTGCAGTGATTGCGGTAACTGCTATGTCAATGTCCTCTGCACATGCGTCAGGAACAACACCAAGTTTGAAGGGCTACATTTGCGTAGACCAAAAAGGTGTCCATCACACATGGCATTCTGCTTTTGATGGAACAACTTTTTGCAAGTTAATTCCAAACCCCGATAAGCATTAAGGATTTAAATACATGGCTGGTCTACGTGGCGACGACGAAATTGCAGCAGCATTTGCTGACTTAGAGTACATACCTGGCTCTAAGAAGAAGCGTCGTGAACCAGACCCAAAGGTTTCTCAACNCAAAAACGTTGAGGATAGTGGTTGGGATGCTCGTCCAATCATGAAGACACTAGGCGGACAAGAGGTAGAGGTTTTCACAATNAGTGCATTAGCACAGGCATTGGGAAAGCAAATAGTCACTATCCGCTTGTGGGAGCGCAAAGGCTATATTCCACGTGCCCCGTATCGACTTCGGTCTAAGTCCCTTAGAGGACAAAAGACAGGAGGAAATCGGGTTTATACCAGAGCGCTTATAGAGTCTGCGATTGAGGAATTCAACCGCAGAGGTTTACTTGGGTCTGCTCGTGTTGAGTGGACTCAAAACGAAGACCTTACAGATGTCCTAGTACGACGCTGGAAGGAAATCACATCCACCGAGAGCCAATAGGCCTCATTACCGAAAGAACCTAAATGCCAATTACAAAACCGTCAGTTGATGCTGACACATACCTCACTGAAGACAGTGAGACAGCAACACCAAAGGTAGGCACAACAGTCCAGCAAGGTTGGGATTCTGTTGACGCACTGCTCAGCACTCCTTCTACAGGAGAATTTCCTACCGACTTCAAGTTCTCTGACCAACCACAGTTGGTTAAGTTCCTTGACGAAGGTGGTCCATTCGCATCATACGAGCAACACTGGATTGAACGCCCAAAGGGTAAGAAGTCTTTTGTTTGCATCGGAGACGAATGCCCAATGTGCGACATTCTTGGCGACAAGCCTCGTGGAAAGTTCGCATTCAATGTACTCGTTCTTAGCGATGAGAATCCAACAGTTCAGATTCTTACCGCTCCACCATCACTAGCTCGTCAACTAGTGAGCGCTCACAAAGACGACCGCAAGGGACCCCTTAATAAGGAGTTCTGGGAGATTTCTCGCCTTGGCACTGGCCCACAAACCCAATACACGTTGAGTTTTGTTCGTGGTCGTGACTTGGCAGAGGAATGGAAGCTGAGCCTTGATACGGTTCAGGAGTTAGTAGCAAACGCTGTCCCCTTCACAGCCGAAGTAATTCATGAGACCCCTCGCTCTGAAATGCTAGAGATTGCTCGCTCTGTAGCGTAAGTTACGCTTCCACGTAAGAGAGCCTGCTATCTCCGTTTCAGGCTCTCTTACACTAATTTTGAGGGGAAAACATGAACATCATTACTACACAAGANCAACTAGCAGAGCTAGTTAAGTTTTATAGCAAAGTTCCTGCATTTGCATTTGACGTTGAAACCGTTGGCGATAATCGCATCCAACCAGTTGTCAACGATGTGCTGTGGATTTCACTGGCGACAGAAGGTCGCACTGACGTCATTCCTATGGGTCACCCTAATGGTGAGTTCCTGCACTGGGATAAAGAG